TATCAACTACGATAACTCCACCTGTGGCATTAAGTTTAACAATGTCTCCTTGAAAAATAGACGAGCTGTAGTTGTCCACGATCACAAATTGATCTTGTCCGCCTGCAGCTGGATTCCCACCAAGTTTACCTAGCGGTCTGAAACCGTAGGCTACTGTTGAGTTTGCCATATTTTTGTTCTCCTTAAGTTTATTTTAAACTTTGTGGTTAGGAATTACTAAATAATTAGTTCTTCTTTGAGCCACCAAAAGTTACACGAGTCTGCCTCTCTTTACTGATTGGCATACTTGGGTGCTGATCTCTCAGAGGATCGTTTGCAATAGCATCTTCTCGATCTTTAGTCCTTTGTGCAAAGTACTCTTCACGAGATTTCGCGATCTCTTCGGGTATCCTAGCCAGCACTAGGCCGCCAACTCCAATGACTCCTGCGTATTTTCCGTCTTTGACTTTTGGGTAATTAGAATCAGGATATTCATCCGCTCTAACTAGTTCCCAACCAGATCTCAATTTGCCGGAAATGTTCTTCGTATCATCGAAGCCCACACTTTCAGCTCTTATCCATCTATGTCTAAATCCGTCTGGCGCAGGTGGTGCATCCAGAGATGATGGTGGAGTCCAAACTTTGGGTCTTTCATTTTTAACCCTAGTTTCGCTCGCACGGGAAGTCTTATTTTCGTTGTTGTCCATATGCCTATACCTCCTTCGTGGTTAATTGTTTCGCATATTCTTCAAGTGGCACACCTAATTTTTTAGCAATTGCTACCTGTGACGGTGTGAGTCTTACAGTTTTGCGACTAGAACTCTTTCCACCTGCTCTGCTAGCCGAAGCTACGGTTTGAGTAGGTTTTGAATTATTTGTCGTTTGTACTGTATTAGTAGCAAATTTATGCGGAAATTCAAGTCTTATTCTTTTATCAATTTCTGCATAATATTCATCACTTTGTGGATCATAACCTTCTTCTTCTACAAGCTTTTTATGCAAATCAAATGCAGTATAAGTCATAGCAGAATCTTGACCAAACCATGTATTCTTTTGAGCCCAAGTTTGAGCTTTTGGATCTGGATTGATTGGTTGTTCCTGTTGAGGTTGTTCCCTTAACTTATCAACATAATCCTGAACGGGTTTAGCATTATCAACTTTAGTTTCTAATGCTTGTTTAGATTTAATTTCAGATAATCTAGCATCTTCATAACCTAATTTAGCTATTTCAGTTTGTGCTGCAATTTCTGCTTTTAAATCACCATCAGTTCTAGCTTGTGCTAATTTAGCGGCTGCTGCTTCCATGGAAGATTTAATTCTATTTTCCATTTCAGTAACATAACCTGTATCTAATTTAGTAAGTCGTCCTGCTAAACTTTCTTTTTCACTTTGAATTTTACGTGCATACTCAATGGCAGCTTCACGCTGTCTTTCAGCTTCACGCATTTTCTTAGTTAATTTAGCAATTCTCTTTTTTACGCCTTCACTGTAATCTTCTAATTCTTTCTTCGCTTCTGTATCTGTTCCCTGGTCCTTGTTTTCTGTTTCTTGTTTGCTAGCTTGAACAACAGGCTGCTCATTTGATTGCGCAGATGTGTCATTGGACTTATTACTGTCTTCAACAACCTCATGTGTTACCTCCTCTTGTTTAGATTCCAATTCAACATCGACACCTTCTGTTTCGCCGACATCAATCATTGGATCTTTGTTTTTATCTTCTGGCATAGTTTCCTCCTATGATTATATATGATGCAATACGTCTTCCGGATTTTTAATCGTTCCGAGTACTTCATCATCGTTTAAAAGACGGACTTCACCGCCTTCTATTGGTAGTCTTGAGCCAGCATATCTGGCAAAGATCACCCAATCCTTTTCCTTGCACCAAGGACCTGTTGGATAACGTTCCTTATCGTTATAGGCCAACGGACCAAGTTTTAAGACATATCCACAATTTGTAGATATTCTTAATTTATCCAAAGACTCTTGTGAGAATATAATTCCACCTTTAGTTTTGTCTTTAGGTGTAAATGGTAATACTAAAATCCTCCAACCAGACGGTTGTGGTAAACTGTCAATTAAAGAGTCAGTAATATTTTCTGCTCTTACAGTTTTTTTATCTTCTTCTTTATATTTTTCTTCAAGACCTAATACCGTTTTAGGTACTTCAGTCGAGTTTGATAACGTTTCCTTTTGCATCTGCATTTAGCTCCTTCTTGTTAAGCAGGTTAGAGATTTCCTGTAATAAAAATTCGTATACACGAATTTGGCCTAAGATATACTTGTAGTCTTCCATATTGTCAACGCCTCCTGAAGTAATAATTGTAGTTAAATTCTTCAATTGTTCCCTCATAAAACGCTGTAATTTACTTGCTACATCTATTGTATCTTCCATGTTCTTTCTCCTGTTGGTTATATTAACAGTTCCACTTACGTAGAGACTTATTAATTCTTGAATTCGGATCTCTTGCAGTTTTTGCAGATGTTAATCTTTTCTTCATTCCAGACATTCTAGCACAAAATGATTTTCTTCTTTTAGCAGCTTTAGAACCTGGTTTTAATTTAGATGGCTTTGTAGTTACCGCCATAGATAATTTAGATCCAGGGTTAGCAGCTCTGTAAGATGCAATACCTTTTCTATTCAATCCACCTGATTGAGATTTACCTTCTTTTCTTTGCCAAGCTGGTGTTGAACCTCTAGCAAACATCGCGCGACCTTGTCCTCTTAATGCAATATCACCCATATTAATACATTTTAGTTTTTTTAGTTTTAATAGTTCTACCTTGTCCTCTGCCTACTAATCCACCATCTTTATAATGCTCTACTGGGTTATATTCTCGTGTTGAATCTTCTGGAAATAATCTAGCATATTTATCATCGTCTATTTCTTTTTGTCTTACTTTTGCATAATTTTCTTCTGCTTTTTTTTCTTCTTCTCTAAATTTTTTTTGTTTTTCTTCTGCTTCTTTTGCAGCCTTATCTAAATCTTTATAAAATTTTTTATAAACTTCACTTGGCATTATGCTAATCCTCCATTACCCATTTTTTTTCTTGTAAATGTTGGAACGTTTTTAGGTTTAGGTCCTGTATTACTAGCTGCTCTTTTTCTCGCAACAGCAGATCGTCTTTGACCTTCTGACATTGCTCTAGCTTTTGCAAGAGGTACACACTTTGGATAACCTTTTCTTTTTTCTCCTTTAGATCTTCCACATGGAGCAAAAGAACCATCTTTACGTTTAGATCCAATATCTACCCATTTCTCTTGAACCCATTTTCTAAGACCGTTTGCCATATTAATATTTTTTAGTTACTTTTCTTCTATTTTCTAACACCGCCCCGCAACCTTTTGCAACTCCACCTTGTTTGTAATTTGATCTTTCTTTTCTTTGTTGAGATTTATTTTTACCACCTGGAGTTACTTTGCCAGAACAAACTGCTGATGCATACATGTTCGCGTACGCGCTAGGGTACACTTTAAATTTTCTTTTAGCAGCAGCCTTTCCTCTTGGACAAAGTTTAGCCATTACTTCCAGCCTCTTTTTGCAATTCTTGGCATTCCTTTCATCAATCCACCTTTTGCTTTTTTAACTCTTCCACCTTTTTTATATTCTTCTTTTTCTCCGTATTCTTCCATTTGACTTAATCCTGATTTTAATTCATCAGACATTCTTTCTGCAGCGCCTAATTCAGTTGGTTCTAAAACTTCCATAGCTACACCAACACCTGGAATTGCTTTTAAACCTTTTTTAGCTACATAAGCAGCTCTTCTAGCAGCTTTTTTAATACCTTCCGCTTTTTCCATATCTGCTGCACTTGTCAATCCTCTTTTCCTAGCCATTTCAATAAACCTTTTTCTTGTTGGATTGTATTTAGATTCATCATACTGACCAACATTACTTCTAGGTTCATCTGAAGTTTTATCTCTAAGAGCTCTAGCTAACTCTTTAAATTTTTCTGTTTTTTCTTCTCCTGTTAAATCTGCTTTAGACAGTTTTGCAAAAGGATTTTTTTCTTTAGGCATAAATTATTTTTTCTTCTTTTTTTTCTTCTTTACCATTTTACCAGATTTGGTTTCTTCATATCCTTCTTCTTCCATAGCATATTCTTTAGCTTCTTCAGCTTTAGATTCCATAGATTCATGAGCTTCAGACATGTCCATAGGCATACTACCTTTTTTAAAAACTCCTCTACCTTTTAAAACATCGGCTTGAGTAATTTTTCCATCTTTATTTAAATCAGGAAAAGAACCTTTTGCTAAACCAACTCTAGCAATACCATTACCTCTCATTTGTTTTCCAAGACCAGCCATTATCTTTTACCCTTCATCATTTTGCCTTTTTTCTTCATAGACATTTTTTTAGTCATCATGTCTGCTTTTTTAACTTTGCCACCATGAGCAAAATTAGGTCTTGGTCTTATTTTATAATCATTTCTCATTTTATCTCCTATCCATTTTCATGGTTGTTGTTTGTCGGTCTGTTAGCCATCGTTCTTGCAACCGACTCTGCTGAACGACCTATCACATACCCGCCAAGTCCAACATTTAATAATGTCCAAACATCGCCAGGTAATTCAAAGGAGATAACCGCTCCTGTGAATACTTTTATAACTGGTCCTATAACATAATTCCAGACCAAGATAAATATTAAAACATACATCAAAAGTGGTCTCCAGGATGATGCAAACCATCCAGCTTTTGCTTCAGCTTCAATAATTTTAGCTGCAGCTTGTAATTCTTGTGTATTGGATTGTAATAATTGAGTTTGTAATTGAGCTTTTAATTTTTCTTGTAAATCTTTATCAGGAACAGATTTTTCAATTGTACTAAATAGGATCTTTGCAAGAGGTGCAACAGCTCCTAACATTTGAATCATGGTTTAGTACCACTTCGCTGATCTTTTTTTCTCCGGAAGCATTCTTCTTTGTCCACCTACTGGTTCTACTTGTGTTTCTTGTGGATTAGAAACTTCTACATCAATTCCACCTTTTAAAGTTCCATCTGGATTTGTAAATTGTGCAAAATCTACTTGATTTCCATATGTAGATCTTTCTGATGACAAATTATTTGTTACTGAACCACCCATTGCCATTTTTTTTCTAGACATTCCTGCTTCAGACAAAGCAATTGCGATTGCTTGTTTAGGATTTTTTACTTTTTCTTTTGATTGACCAATGTTAAGTTCACCTTTTTTGAACTGTCTCATTACTTTACCAATCTTTTTTTGTTTTGGATCCATTTTCATAGCTATAATATACTCCTTTTATAATTTTATACAATAATTATTGTATTTTCTTGTTCATATCAGAAAATTGCTGTTTTGCAATTGAAGTTGCAGCCCTTAATTCAGCTAAATCTTCATTTTGTTGTAGTTTTTCTTGTGTATTCATCTGATTCATCATGGCTCTCATCTTGTCAAGGTTGATTTTCTCTTGTCCTTCTTTAGCTTTTCTAGCATTTTCTTGAGCCTGAAGATCTAATTCACGTGATTTTAATTTAGCAATAGGATCATTATCAAATTGTGATGTAATTCTTTGTTCTTCCTTCATAAATTCATCCATCATTTCAGCAATTAATATTGCTTTTCTAGATTCAATTTGCATTTGCAGTTGTTGAACTTGCATTTGCACTTGTGGATTTTGTGCAGTCATTGGATCTTGAGACAATTGTTGAAGTTGTTGTAGTTGAGTTGTGAATTCTATTTCAACTTGTTCTAAAGCCATCAAAGAAATATGTTCAAAAATATTTTTTTCTAGCGCACCCATGATGACTGGATTATTTCTTGCCATGTTTGTAGACATGAAATTTAAATGTGCAGTGATATGAGCTCTATGATCCTGTCCTCTAAATGCTTGGAAAGGTTGTCCTGATAAAGAATCAATATGTTCTAATGCAGGATCTTTTGGCATTGGTGGTTGAGGTACATTTAAAATTTTATCAATATCTCTTACTCCTAAAGCTTCATACATTTTTCTGTAGGCTTCATATAAATTATGAATTTGTGGATTAGATTGAGCAAGTTGTAATTGAGTTTGTGCTAAACTAATTCTTTGAGTTTGTGAAAATATATTTGGATCTGCAACTGGAACGATATCTACTCTATCATCAAAGTCAGTTTGTTTAATAGTTCTTTGTCCACCTACAACATCATAAGGATATTCTGGAGGTAAGTAGAGTGCAAACACTCTAGATAATAATTTAAATTCTTGTTTCATTGAAGCGTACAATCGTTTGTGAATTGCAGACATTGTTCTGCTGCCTCTTTCCAGCAAAGCCACGGTCGTGCCCACTGCTGCTTGCTGATTCCCATCCCCTATTTGTATGTCAGCGATTGAAGCAAAACGCTGACCTGCTTGAACCACGACCCCCATTAATTGTAATAAAGTTTGTGACGGTTCTTTAAATGGTAAAGGCATAAATGCATCTCTTAAGTTTCCTCCAGGCGCATCTACATCTCTAAACTCCCCAGGTTGAATTGGCTGTGCATCATCTCTGACACGAATACCTCTTTGTTTAAATCCTGATGGTAAATTAGATAATGTTCCAGCATCTAATAATTGTCTTAAAGCTGATGTTGCAGTTCTAGATAATCCACCAATCATATGGATTAATCCAAAACCATAAAATCCTAAACCTGGTAAAAATTTAAAGTGAACAAAATATTGAATTTTTTCCTTTTTAGGATCTCCAATATTATAGTTTCTACGAATAGATAAAATTTCACGAGAGCCTTCTTCTATCGTCACAATATAAGGAAGTTTAATTCCAGTTATTTCCCCGTTGGGATCACGATCTTCAAAGCCCTCGATATCTAAATTTACATGACATTCTATTAAAGTAAATATGTCATTATTTTTTTCTTTTCTAATTCCTTCTAGTTCTCTCTCTTTGGCTTTTAATTGATTATCTACGTTATCCATTGCAGGAGATAATTCTATATCTCTATAGAAACCATTGACTTGTTGTTTTCTTAAATCGTTTTCAGTTGTTTTAATAACATGCATTATCGCATCAGCATCATCTAATGATGTTGCAGAATACGGAACAATTAAATCATCGGCAGGTACAAATTTTGAAACTGCTCTTCCAAGTAGAGAATCATAATAAACTTTTTTAAATGTAGATCCTGATAATGGTAAATAAAATAACATCTGATCAAATTCAGGTTCATACTCTTTCATGATATCCATGATTTGATAATTCATAAAATCTTTAACTCTGTTTGCTTGATCTTCTTTTTGTCTATCATTCAAACCTATAACTTGAGTTCGTACAGGTCCATCTGCTGGTAATAATTCTTTGTAAGCTAAAGCTTGAAATTGAGTTACAGCTTCTGCAAGAACTGGATGCGTTGCACCACTAGCTCCTCTAAATGGTTCTGTTCTTCTTTCATATTTAAATCCTAGTAAATCTAAACCATCTGTGTAAGCAGTTTCCCAATCTTGACGTGAAGATCTATATTCTTCATAGTTTTGAAAAAGTTCTGAACCTAATGGCATTAAAACTTCTTCTGGTAATAGTTCTGCTAAATTTGCAAAATGATCTGGAGTTTGTTCTTGATTAAAAGCTGCTGGTTCAAAATTAATTTCAACACCACCATCTTCTGTAGGTGTAATTTCAGTATCTCCTTGAGAAGGAATCTGTTCTTGAGTTTCGATAGTTTGTTCTATTGAAGCTTCTGGCCCCTCAATCTCAATAGTTTTTCTAACTTCGTTTGGAAGTGCTTTGTCTATAGTTGCCATTTAATTTTCCTGAATTTATTACTATAACCTTTTTATTTGGAACATTCAACCCTTGTGGATTGGGTCCTCTTAAAGGTGGTATTGTTCTTGTTAATTTTTTCATTTAAATAGGAAGACCTAGATTAAGTCTTATTCTCCTTGTAAATTCATCTAAATTTTGTGGAGTTGTTTCATAATATAACTGGTATTTCTCTGGAACAAGATTTGATATACCTCCATCTCCACCTGATGGACTTTGTGCTGGTCCACTTTGAACAGATTCTGTTGCTTGTGAAAAATCATTTGGAGCTGTCACTCCTCTTTGTGCATTACTAATTGCATTAGAAATTGCATTCATTGCAATACCTGTTGGTGAAAAAGTTGCATATGCATTAAATGCTGCTCTTGCTAAATTACCTATTGTGCTCATAATACCTGTTTGTGATTGTGCAGCTTGTGCTGCTGCAGCTGTTGCTGCATCTTCTGCATCAGCTTGTGCTTGTGCGGATACATCGTCAGCAGTTACACTTTGTGCTGCTTCTGCTGCTGCATCAGGTCCTATACCGAATCCACCTTCTGCTCCTACCCCTGGCCCTGGTCCTTCTGTTCCACCTTGATCACCTGCATCTCCTGTAGAATCTCCTTCTCCTGATCCTACTCCTGAACTAGATCCATCGTCAGATCCTCCTGGACCACTATCTCCTGATGAATCTCCTGATGAATCTCCTGATGAATCTCCATCTCCTCCTGAACTTCCACCATCTCCACCACCATCACCTCCGCCGCCATCTTCAAATTTTTTTCTTTTAGTTTTACCTAAAATATTACCTATATCTTCTTTAGAAAGACCCAAGCCTTTTAAATGTTTTAAAAAATCTTTATCTTCGTATTTAACTTTTTTCTCAATCATATTAATAATAACTTCTCTCAGTTTTTGGAAGTTCTTCATCTCTATAGTCTTCTGGGTGAGAAATCAATCCCCCTTGTCTAAATCGCATAACCGCTTGTGTCATAGAATCTACTAAATCATCATGATCTCCATAAGGGAATGCTGCACATTCCTCAATAACCTCTTGTGCAAACTGTTTAGATTTAGGAGCCCATATCATTCCAGATTCAAATAAAGGTGCAACAGCATTCACTCGTGCATGTTTATCATTACCTTTAGATGGTGAAAAATTTATAACGGGTATACCCATATTACGAAGTTCATATGTTAATGGAAGTCCTGATGCTTTTGCCTCAACAAGAACTGTTTCAGGTTGCCAATACATATATTGTTCGTGGGCCATGCGCCTTAATTCTGGAAACTCTAAACGTTCTTTTCTAGCATCTAGTAAAATTAATTGTGGGCCCGAGTCCTCATTTAAATGAAACACGCCCCAAGTTGTAATTGCAGAATAATCCGCAGTTTCTTTTTTCATGAATGCTGTATCATAAGATTGAATGACATGTTCAAGGGGTGGAATATAATCTTCCGTCCAGTCTCTCCACCACTCACGTTTAATGATTGCTCCTTCTTCTGCAGTTGGATCTTGCATGTATTGAGCATTCCATTTTGAAATACCAGCGGATGCTTTAACTGCAAGTAAATCTTCTAACTTCCAATATTCTGGCCAGCAAGGTTTACCACTTGGCATAATGGCTGGAAATTCTACAACTTCCCATTGATCTGCTTTTTCTTCTGCTGCTTGAGCCTTGATGAGTTGTGCTGTTAAATCTTTTGTTGACCATCTAGTCATAACTAAAACAATACGTCCACCTGGCTGCAAACGTTGACGTGGTCCTGAAGTATACCACTCATATGCTTTATCAAAAGCTGTGGCTGAATTTACATCTTGCTCTGAATGTGGATCATCGATGATTAATAAATCAGCACCCCTACCGGTCACCGCACCCTGGACACCGACAGCAAAGTATTCACCACCTTGGTCTGTTTCCCAACGGCCCGCGGCTTTTGAATCTTCTTGTAATCTTGTATTAAATATTTCTCTGTATTCAGATGAATCAATCAAGTTTTTAGTTTTACGACCGAAACGTACTGCGAGCTCTGCAGTGTGAGTTGCTTGAATAATTTTTAATTTAGGATTATTTCCAATCATCCAAGCGGGTAAAAAGTAAGAAGCAAATTCTGATTTCGTATGCCTTGGTGGCATATTAATAATTAATCTTTTTAATTCACCAGTTTGTAATCTATTAAACTTATCTGCAATTTCTTTATGATGAAAGCCTTCAATAAAATCTGGCCAAATATATTTTACAAATTCTAAAAAATTATTTTTTATATTATTTTTTCTAGCCTTTTCTATACGATATAAAACATTTAATTTTGTTTCCTTTCTTACTTTAGGGTCAGCTATCTTATTTAAATTTTTTATTTTTTCTATATCAAGCATAATGTTAATTATGGTACCTTAAAAAGTTTATACCCCACCCGGGTGTATAAATCCAGCACTAAAGGGTAATGTCTGGGACCCCTTTTTTTGTTTTACCCCCTCCCCCCACCTTGCTTAAAAGGTATTTGCCAACCCATTGGGACCTCTTCCTTTCTTCTTCGGGTGGGACCCGCCCACATGTGTTTAGTGCGACAAAGTGTCGCAGCCCCAAGTAATAGTAGTGATATAAATGCAACGCACAAACCGAATGCAAATAGTTGTAGCAAGATTTATTTCATTTGATAATCTGTATTTAATTTAACGAAAGAGAAAGGTAATAACATGGCACTGCTTGTATATAGAGATAAGTGCGAAAGCTTTAACTCAAAGGACTTTAATCACAATGAGTGTGATTCAGTTGGCTTTGTATTAATGGCAACGCATATAAGCACTATAAACAATTCAACAATAGATGAGTTAATATTTAGAATAATGTTTATAGAAAAAGTAAGTTATCCTCTTTTTGCTGGTTGTGAAAAACTTACACCAACACAAATTAGAGACTTACTAAATAAATATAAAGGACTAACTATAAATTGCTCTAACTTATCAAGAGCAAAATTTATTAGAATACAAGTTAAAAGTGTTGAGAGAGACGTTGAGTACTCAACAAAAACTAAAAATTAATATGGAACTAGATATTAATTTAACTGAAACTGTTTCCTGTTCCTTGTCTCAAGAAACAGGAACACCAGTCCAAGAGTGCGAGTTCAAAGCAAACTACATGACTGGCACTGACAACTCACTCGACGATCTAGAAGTAATATCAGAGTAATCTTAACAACAGGGCCCGAAACCTCGGGCCCTGTTTATTCTTAACGAAAAGAATTATTTAGCAATTTGAGCAAAGGACTTGGGCACACGTACTTCAATTTGTGCTTTATTGAATATGCTTTCCAAGTTTTTCCAAACGTCATCAATAGACAAGCCAGAGTATAACGTATTTCTAGCGTCTTCAATTCCATTTTGAAGATATTTAAAG